TCTTAATGCCTGTTCGTTTCTTAGGAAAGCGTCAGCTAATCTCTCTGCGTCTCGTTTCTCTTTTATCGTAAATACTTTGCCATGCTCTGATAGTGCTTCTTTATACTTCTTTGTGTTTTTGCTTTGCACATCTACAAAGATTTGATCATTGAATACATCCGGCTCTAAGATAGCTATGTGAAACAACCACCCATCTCGTAATGCTTGACTATCAGGCGAACCATAGTCCAATATATATTTATACTTCTTTGGGCTTTGATATAGCATTTTAATTGATGATGAGCTTAATGCTGCCTTAGCCATATACCCATAATAAAACTCGTCCTCTCTTAATAAGTCTAATAGGTTGTCTTTCTTAAAGCGTTCCCCATTGAGTAGTGTTATGTCGCTCATCTTTGGTCTGCTTCAAAACAAGTTCCACTACAATACTCCGCTAACCTCGTAACCTCTTTGCCACACATAGGACAAGTATGCTCAGGTTCTTCATTGTACTTTAGCCAATCGCTATACTCCATAATTATTTTCTTTTAATTTGTCTAACTCTTTTTCTGCTCGTCTTGCTCGTTCTACAAGTCTTTGAACAGATTGACGTTCATCTCGTAAGATACGCTTGAAGCTATACCTCTCTAATTCTAATTGATTAATATAGAACACGAGTCTTAAGGTTGCCTCTGATACCTTTTTTAGTTCCTCGTTGTCTGATTTCTTTTGCCACTTGCTGATCGTTTCTAAAATCTCAGCAGAGTCAATCATATATTGCAACTGACCAAAATCCATATCAAGCATATAATAATTCCTATAAGTCCTATCTGCGCATAGTCTATCTTCATAACCCTAAAAACTTTTTAGCTTTAGCCCACCACACATTTTGAGTGTAGTATAAATTAAACTCTGCCTGAGTCATTACTTCTATCTTTTCGCCTTTGTTGACGATGTATAATCCTGTGGGTGTTATTTTGAAAACCATGCTCTAATAATATAAGTTAATAATGCAATATCTAATATCGCAATCCAAAAGCATAGAGCCATCAATACAAGATACGTTGAGTTCTCTATGTTCTCTAAGTAGTTGATTAATTTTTTCATATAATAGTTTTAATGTTGGAAAAGGGGCTTTCGCCCCTATGTATTAAGTTATTACCTCAGGATATTTTTGTTTTGCTTCTTTAAGTGAAACATTATGTAAAACAACCTTTTCCCAAGTTCGTACTATCCCATCGTCAAAAAAGTATTTATTGCTTCGTGGACAGTATATTACATCTTTTTTCATTTATTTAATTTTAATGTTATTATAATGCTAATATACAACTTTTTTAGTTATTAACAAAATTTAATTACTTTTTTCTATACTGAACAGCACACACAGCAAGTCTTTGGTCTGTGTTGGGGTACTCTTTAACCATTGTAGGATTACCCATACAACGAGCCATAAAGACCTTCCTGTCCTCTGTTGGTTTTGGTTTTGGTAATGGCATAATTTAAAATTTAATTGAATAATTATATAATGTTTCTTTTTTTATTAGGTATGCTTTTTTATACTTGGTATCACCCTTACCTATAAACCTTCTTAAAGGTGGGTTTAATTCTTTAATGCATTGATGTATTAAATCTCTTGTAAACCATTTGTAAGAGTACCCATCCCACCAAACCCAATAGTCTGCCTTAGACGTCATAAGTGCAGATGGTTTGTTGTCAAATTCTACCTCTATTAAAATGTTACCTGTATGCTTACTTTTCTCATCAGACTTAACTTCTATTGATTTATTAATTTCCGGTATATACAAATCATAGTCTTTAAAGTAACCATCTACTTTATATGCTTTTGGGTATTTGTTTCTTATAAGAGACAACACATCCAACTCTATAACTTCACCCCTTTGTAAATCTCTTTTAAATGTATCCACTATGTATTCAAATGCATTATTGTATTTATCTTATTGATCGTTTCCTGCTTATCTACAATTCCATTGTCATCGTAGTAAACATAAACGTAGGGGGCAAACATACGAGCGTAGTTATCGTTCTTTTGTTTATGGTTTGCCTTTGCTCTGTTTTGGTAAGTTGTACTCATCATCTTGTATGAGATAGGTTTTATTTGTATTCCTAAGACAATGTAATCATCTTTTATTATCTCAGCGTCTATGCAATAGGTATGGTCTTTTTCAAATTCTGTTTTGACTATATCTATGTTTGTAAACTCTTTTTTTAGTTCCTCAATGATACTAAGCTCTTGTTGGTATCCGTTCCAAGTCTGTCCGATGACACGATAGAAAACATATTGCTTAACCTCTTCAAGTGGTATCCATCTATTTTTTAAGTGAATACGTTGGCTTACATAGGATAGTTGTTTGAAGCCTACCGAACACTTATACGAGTATTCCCAATCCTTATGAGTTTTGCTTTCGTGGTATTTATGGAAGTCGCTTATTAGCTTCATGCACTTACCTACATACTTTGTCTGAAAGAAGTGGTTAACACTCTTGTCTTTGTTTAGCTTTCTGTATAGGGCTTCGTTTAATGGTTGCTCATACTTGTGAGTCATAAATCTTGTTTATTTGGTATATCCATTCTTTTAAACGCTTAGGTGAACAAGTACATAATTCATGGTACTTATGTGCGTATAGGTCTGCGTGTAATTCACATATGAGCTTGTAGTGCTTCTCGGTCATGCTACCACTTGTAATCTTAGCGTAGGGTTTCCACCTATCTCTTTGCTCTTTGGTCATTTGTCCTTTTGGCATACTAAAATTTTATGTTATTCCACTTGTTTCTGCGCTCATCACAGCCACAATCTCTACCCATAAGTTTGGATATTCTCTTTACTATATAACGTATTCCGGTGTATTTTGTGAAAAAATATACTATATCCCCTAATCCCATTCTATATTATTTTTAATTAAACTCTTAACTCTTTTGTATGTGAAGTACAAAGAATAATAAGATATGTTTGTCTTTCGTGCCAACTCTGCAATAGGCATACCATCGCTAATTATCTCAAACACAGTCCTATCATACCAAAAGGTTTTGTCAAGTAGATTATCCATTTGTTTCATAGCGTTGCATATATCTACCTGTTTAGCTTCGCCTTGCTCATCTACATAGTCAACAAGGTTATCTATATTAGTTTTAATTATATTTTTTTCTTTTCGGTGTAAATCTATAAATAAAGCCCTAAGAGTTCGGTAGATATACATGTGATTTATATCTTCATCATAAGTTATATCTACGCCCCTTGTAATGTAAGTGTGGATACGCAGGTACATCTCTTGGACTATATCCTCTGCTATGGATTGTTTGCAGCCGAAGGATAACACAATCCTATACCAATCATCGTGCTTCTCTGCAATCTTCTCTAAAGTGGTTTTCAAAATGGTAAATCTGTTTGTTCTTTGGTATTGTAAGTTACTAAATTTTTTCCATCTATTTCAAATCCTACATTATTTAAGATACTTCTAAACTTTACAGGATCGTCTATCGGCGTGGGCTTATAGTTCATTTCTTGGTTTTTTACCTTAGCTGTATAAAGGTTTGAGTATATCCAATCAGTTTCATGATATATATATCGATGTATAATTAAAAAATCATCAGCTCTATTCATACTCATACCACCCATTTCACTATCTGAAGCCATAGGTGGTATAGGTTGATTAGCATAATAATGCCCCTGAGGGTGTTTTTTCCTAAGTGCTTCTGTTACTGCATGAACACATATCCAAGTTGTAATGTTATGTTGTTTGCAAAATATGCGTATATCAGTTAGACTTTCATAGCTATACTCATAGCTGTTAGAGTTCTTAGGAATGTCTTTTTTTAAACTATTAAGTGGATCAATTAAGAACCCTTGATAATCCCACGCTTTTTTTACAGCAGTTGCAAGTTCTAAAAGGTCTTTATAGGTGTACGACTTCTCGGTATCTACAAACTTAAAATGATCAAATACCCATTCGTATTGCTTTTGAAAGTCCTCTGTTTCTATTTGATTGATTGGTTTCCCCTCTGCAAACTCTATGATCTTACGGATTAGTGCATAGGGTTCGTTCTCACTACTAAACACAAGCCAACGGACATTGTGCTTTAGTGAGTACAAAAACATTAAGTAAAATACTAAGTGTGTTTTACCGGTGTTAGCGTGTCCCAACACAAAATTTAGGTTTCCAAAAACGAGCCTAAAGTGATTGTCTAATCTATCAACCCCTAAACGTAAACCCTCGTTTACTTTTCCTGCTCGTATATCATTAAGTTTCTTAAGATGTTTGTCAAAGTTTATTAGCATTTGGTAAAGTTATATAAAAAAAGGGGGTGGTTAGCCCCCTATTGTTAAAATGGTAAATCTGCTCTATCAGGTGCGTGTTCTTTGGCTTCGACACCCTCTGCTTGTTTGTGGATTTTCCATGCTTGGATTGTGTTAAACACTTTTACATCGCCTTGTGGATTAGTCCACTCACGACCTCTAAGGTTATATTGAACCTCTACATGGTCGCCCTCGTTGTAAGAGTCTAAAGTCGTACATTTGTCGTTTGAAAATATTACGCTTAATATCTGAGGATATTGCTCTTTAGTGTTTAATACAAGTTCTCTAAATTGATAATTACCTTTTGTAGTAGTTTGACCTACTCTCTTTACTGTTCCAATAATACTACCCATTGTTCACAAAGTTTATTAATAGTTGTGCGTCATGTATAACTGTCTGAATATCTGCATTTGGACGAGACGCATGAAAGTCCGCAGCAGCTTTTACCATACTTTGACGAACAATGATTTGTTCTCTGTTTGCAGTCGGTGCTGCTTGTATGGGTTTATAAATCAGCTTCGCTGTGTTGTATTGCTCATTAGTTATTTCAAAGTCGATAGTTTCGCCTACCTGCTTTTTAAATTCGCCTTTGGCTAAAAACTGATAGTTGTTGCCATTTGCGAGATACACCTGATACTTATTAAAAGTACCTGACGCATTTGTATAAGTACCCTTAGGCTCTATTTGAGTGATCTTACTCTGCATAATATAATTCTAATTGTTGTTCTAAAATTTCTATATGAGCTTCTAATTCTAATATTCTATTGCTCATGCTTTCTATTCTTGCCCTATCAAAGTCCTTCATGAGTTCCGCTATATAATCCATATCGCTTATCTTCCTCAATCTTAAACATGTCGAGTATATCGTATAAGTCATTTAGGGTTTGATTAGACATATCGCTTTTGTTAGCGAGTGTGTGTGATACAGCAAAAAGTATTGCGTCTTGCTGTTTCGTATTTAAATTAAATTTCATGTTAAAAGTTTTAATGTTGGTGTAAATATATAAACTTTTTTTAATAAAACAAAAGGGGGGCAAAGAACCCCCCAAAAGCATAACATTAAAACGTACCCTAAAAGAATAGGATAGTGCAAAGGTACTATTTCATTTTCTTTTTAACAAGGTCTGTGTATTTAGTTATCAACTCTTGTAAATCATCGTTTGAGTATTTAGTAATTTTCATGGCTTTAGAGTGTAATGCCTCAGCAGTTCCATAACCATAATCTTCATCTAATCTAATACCAAACTTGTATTGTTCCCCATATCTAAACACATTACAAGCAGAGCATTGTACTTGACAATTTGTTTCATCCCATCTTGTTCCGTAATGTTTTCTGCTTTGAAAGTGTCCGTTTTGTAATCGCTTCCAATCATCACGTTTACCACAGGTATAGCACTCAGCTATCCCCTGACCATTAGCGTTTCTAAGTCGTATGTACTGACTGAATATAGTATCTAAACGCTTTAAAAGATTTTTGCGTGATACCTTTTTAGACAACTGCGTTATCTAAGATTTGAATAATGTGTCGTATCTCTGACTTCTCAAATTTACCTTCAATAGAAGCGTTATACGTTTTAAATGTTAAGTGGTACATATCTTTCTCTGTATCACCCTTAACTTCTTTTTTACCTAAGTAATCTATTTTTAAATCAAATTTCATTTTTTTTGCTTTATTATAATATAATAATATATTACTTAATTATATAATTAATTATACTATAAAGATAATAAATATTATTTTATATTATTTTAAATTATATATATATATATATACTACTTAGTGATTTTTTTAAATTTTTCAAATCCACGAGAACCAAAGTAAGCTACATAGATTGTTACAAGTAAAGTCTTTAGGAGTTCTATCCATGCTTCATCTATCTTAAAGTCTATTTGTAAGCTATCAAGAACAATGTAAATAGTAGTCGCAAGTGTAAGGTAAATAAGCGTTATTGGACGTACATTCTTACTTAACCATGAGTCGCTTTGCATGTCAGAAGTCCAACGCTTAGAAACCTCTTGGATTTCCTGTTCGTCCATTTCAAGCAGTTTTAAGGCGGTTTCTTTGTCTTGTGGGGGTAGGGTATCATCTTTGTCTAAAAGTCCTTTAACGATCCCTAAAACGCCATTGTTGGGCAATACATCGCCTACTACGTCAACTATGCTTGAACCTGCGTTTGTAAGGAACGCACCCACTTTAGTGTCTTTGAACTTCTTTTTACTCATGTTTTCTAAATTGTAATTGTACTAAAAATAAGTATATATTTAGCTCGTTGAATTTATACCTATTTGTTGCAGGGTAATAAGATATACCCATTATAAACGAGGTAGGGAATAATAATATAACTGAAAAACTA